AGTAAACAACGGAAAAGAGAGCCAGGGCAATGAGTGAAGCCGATCAGAATTTCGAAAAAATCCTCGCTGGCCTGGGCCTCCCTGGTCCTCGGGTAACGCTGGCAATGGTCGAGGAGATCCTCGCTACGGTCACCTATGACACCCGCGTTATCAAGGGCACTACCTGCACGCAGGCGGTGGCCATCCTGCCGGGTGGTTTCGTTCTGGCCACCGGCCAGGCCGCCTCGGCCGATCCTGCGAACTTCAATCCGGCGCTTGGCATCGAGCGCGCCATCAGCAAAGCCCGCGACCTTGCTCGCGACGCTATCTGGCAGCACGAAGGCTACCGCTTGTCTCAGGCGCTTTACGAGGTTCGCCAGGACAAGGCCAGCGCGGCGCTCAATCAGATCCGCATCATTCTGAAATCGACCGAGCTGCCGGTAGGGCCTGAGCGTGTTAAGGCTTGCTTGGCCGGCGTCGATGGCTATGCACCTCACGAGGTTCGGGTCATCCACGAAAAGGCCGATCTCGATGATAAGGCTGCCTCGCTGGCTCGCTTCTTCGAGAGCAAGCATTTCCCGCTGTTGCCTGAGCAAGAGCGCGAGCGGCTGAAAGCGCAGTGGAGCGCGATGGGCGTTTATTCCAGCATCCTGGCGGATCGCATTGCAGCGTTTCGCCCGGTGCCAGGCTCTCAGGATGCGGGGGCATCAGAGTGAGCCTGGCGTTTACCTTCCGGGTGCCAGCGGGCGCCCTGGATGGGATGGAGCCTGAGGAGCAGGAGAGCTTTCTCGAGTCTCTCGCTCGCAGGATCCTCGAGGACGCCACCGACCGAGCCTTCCTCGAAGGGATGCCGGGAGGTGCCGGGGGTCGCCCTGTCGGCCTGATGCACCATCATGGTGCAGCCAGACGTTTTGGGTCCTCCCCAGGCGGGGGGCCTCTCACGGGGCGAAACACCGCCGCGCTCGCTCGTGTCTGACTGATTTTTTTCAGTCCTTTCTTCAATACCCGAAGCCCGCCGCCAAGCGACCCACCTGACCGTGAGGCCAAGTGCGGCGCGGCTTTGCGTATTCCCGCAAAAGCGTAAAAACGTAAAAACGCAAAGGACCTTTTGCGCTTTTACGTTTATGCGTTTAACCGTCGAGGTCCTTTCTCCCCATGGGCAAGATCATCAGCCGAAAGGAGCTGGCTGACCTGATCGGAAAATCCGAGCGGTGGGTTAGCAAACTGATCGAGGACGGGCTCCCTGTCGCCGGAGGTGGCGGCAAGGGAAACCCCCTGCAGATCGACAGTCAACGGGCCATCGAGTGGCTCATCACGCAAGCGCTACGGAATGAGATCGGCGATGACGACGACGAGGACGGCCCGGGTGGTGGTGCCAAGTCTGAGGATCGCCTGCTCAAACGGGCGCGCCGCGAAAAGCTGCAAATCGAAATCGACCTCGCCCGCTCCCGGCTGGTGCCGGTCGAAGGGGTCGTGTTCTTCCTGAATACCATTGCGGCGGTTTATGCGACGCAGCTCGACGCTGTGGCGAGCCGCCTGGCAAGCGACCTGGCGGTAATCGATGACCCTGCCGAAATCCGAGCAAAGCTATTTGACGAGATGCGGCGGATCCGCGCGTCTACTGCCGACCGTCTCGAACAGAGATCACAAGAGCTCACTGCTCAAGTTGGCAGTCTCGATATCGACACTATCGAAGACGGTGAAAGCACCGCCGAGGCGGACGGCTGACGAATGGGCTCGAGCGAGCCGGGTCATGCCGTCGACCGCGCCGATCCCCGGCCCGTTTAACCCTGACGCAAACCCGTACATGCGCCCGGTCGCCTGGGCGTTCGCGCAGCCCTGTTTCTCGCGAGTGACTTTCGTGATGGGAACGCAGATGGGCAAGTCGGTCACCATGGAAAACGTCTGTGGCCATCGCCTGGACGAGGACCCGACGCCGATCATGTACGTCGCGCCCACGGCACCGCTCCTCAAAAACACCGTTGTCCCGAAGTTCATGGACATGATTGTCGGCTGCGAGTCGCTGCTCAAGAAGTACCGCGAGGCCGCCTCGTCGACGTTCGTGAAGTGGATCGGCGCCGCCAAGCTGCGCTTTGCCTGGGCCGGTTCGCCGACCGAGCTGGCCGCCGACTCGGCGGGTTTGATTCTGGTCGACGAGGTTGACCGGATCGTCAACACCAAGGAAGGCGACACGCTCGAGATCATCGAGGCCCGGGGCGATGCCTATGTCGACTCGAAGGTCGGCTACACGGCGACTCCGCTGCGGGGCAAGATCAGCAAGAGCCTCGACGAGCGCACCGGCCTGTGGCATTGGGAGATCGCGAAGCCTGAGGCTGTCGGCTCGAAAATCTGGAAGCTTTGGCAGAGCGGCACCCGGCACGAGTGGGTGGTCCCGTGCCCGCACTGCGGCGAATATTTCGTACCCTGGAGCGATCTGCTGTGGTGGCCTGGCAAGGGCACTGCCGAGGAGTGCTCGCCGGACGAGGCTGAGCAGCATGCTCGGCTGACCTGCCCGAACAGCGGTTGCATGATTGAGGACAAGTGGCGGCCCTGGATGAACAGGCGCGGCCAGGCTGTCGCCCCAGGTGAAAGCGTCAAGGCCGTGGACGACAAGCCTGCGCTAAGCGGCCTCGCCGATACCGAAGGCTTTACGCATTACTCGATCTGGATCTCGGGGCTGTGCAGCTTCGCGGCAAAGAAGTCCTACGGCTTCCTTGCGAAAAAGCTGCTCGGCGCCATGCGCAGTGGCGACGCCGCGACCCTGCAGGGCGTGTACAACACCGGCTTTGGCGAGTGTTACTCCGAAGTCGGCGACGTGCCGACCTGGGAGGCAGTCAAGGGCGAGCGCTACGGCTACCCCGAGGGTCGCGTTCTGCTGCCGCCTGAGCGGATTTTCTGCACGGTCGACGTGCAGAAACGGGGCCTGTATTACGTTGTGAGGGCCTGGTATCCGGCGATGGGGTCGGCTCTTTTAGAGCATGACTATCTGGTGGGTGACACCGACCGCGAGGAAGTGTGGGACGCCCTGGGCGATGTGCTCGAGCGTGAGTTCGACGGCTATCCGATCACATTGATGGGCGTCGACATCGGCTATCGAGATGACGAGGTTTACAGCTTCATTCATCGTCACCCGGGCCGAGTTATCGCCATGCGAGGGCGCGAATCGCTGCCCATGCCGTTTAAAAAGGAATTGGTCGAGCAGAACAAGCTCGGCAAGGTCCGCAAGCGTGGCGACAGCCGCTGGGCGTTCGACACGACGCTCGCGAAACGCTGGGTGCATAGCCGCATCGGCGTCCCTGACAACCGCCCCGGGTGGTGGTTGCTGCACCAGCAGGTGAGCAACGACTACTGCAGGCAGATCGTCGGCGAGGAGTGGAGCGAGGAGGAGGGCAAGTTCAACAAGGTCGGGGAGAACCATTACCTCGACTGCGAGGGCATGCAATACATCCTCGCCTTGCGCGAAAAGCTGCACCGACGCAAGCGCGGTGTGCTGACCAAGGCCCAGCTAAAGACCGCGATCAAGGTCGCCCAGGGCGTGCCGCTGGATGTCGAGCCGGAATCAACCGCGGTTGATTCACCTGCCCCCGCCTCGGTGGTGGCAGCGCCCGAGCCTGAGCCCGCCAAGCCATCGGCACCGCCCAAGCGCGGGGGCCGCTTCAAGATCAACCGCAAGTGATGACCCCTAATGGAACCGAAAACACTGCACGCCGGTGACTCTGTCACCTGGGCGCGGGAGGCGTCCGCCTATCCCTCGGCCGATGGCTGGTCGCTTTGCTTCGCGCTGCGCGGGCCTGGCTCGCTGGACGTGGTCAGCACTGACGGCGAGCCGTATCAGTTCCGCATGACTGCGAGCCAGACCCGGGAATTACCGCCCGGGGCCTACCACTGGGCTTGCTACGCCATCCGCGAGGACGAGCGCGCGACTCTGGAAGCGGGCCGCCTGGAGATCCTCGCCGACCTGCTGCAGGCCGGGGTTATCGACGGGCGCAGTCATGCGCGCCGGATGCTCGATCTGATCGAGGCAGCCCTCGAGAAGCGGATCCCCAAGGATCAGCAGAGCTACGAAATCGACGGCATGAGGCTCGACCGGATCCCTATCGAGCGCCTCGAGGCGTTACGCACCCGGTATCGCCGGGAGGTTTCTGCCGAGGGCCAAGGCCGGAGGGGGCGGTCGCCTTTCGGCCGCTATTCTCGCGTGAGGTTATGACATGGGCTATTTCAGCGACCTACTGAGGGTGCGCTCGCGGCCCGTGCGGGTCCGCGAGGAGCCTACCCTCACCGTGCCGAAGGCCCCCCCCGAGCAGGGTGGCCAGCGTGGTTTCCAGATGGCCAGGCATACGCGCCTAACCAAGAGCTGGAGTCAGCGCACGGGGTACGGCGATGCCAACCAAGAGATTTACGCCGACCATCAGTCGCTGATGGCCAGGGCGCGCGAGCAGTCGATCAACAACGGCTATGCAAAGCGCTTCTATCGGCTGCTCAAGCAAAACGTCATCGGGTCCTTTGGGATTCAGATGATGTCGAAGGCGAAGACGCCGGACGGCAAGCCGGACCGCGAGCGGCGCCGCCTGATCGAAAACGAGTTTTGGGAATGGTGCGAGAAAGGTAACTGCGACGTCACCGAGTCTTACTCGTTCTGGCAGTTCCAGCGCCTTTGGCTCGAGACCATGGCTCGAGACGGTGAGGTCATGGTCCGGATGGTGCGCAACTTCCCGAATCGCTGGGGATTTGCCCTGCAGATCCTCGAGGTCGATCGCCTGGACGTGACGCTCAACACCTGGCTAAGCAACGGCAATCAGATCCGCATGGGGGTCGAGCGCAATGCCTGGGAGGCGCCGGTCGCTTACTGGCTGCTCAAGTCGCACCCGGGGGACACCTATCAGACCCGAGCCGAAGACAAATATGAGCGGATCGCGGCGACTGAGCTGCTGCATAGCTTCGATCCTTGGCGTCCGCATCAGGCGCGCGGGTTCACTTGGACCCATGCCGGGGCCTTGGACCTGCATCACCTGGGCGAGTACCGGGGCGCCGAGATGGTGGCCGCCGAGATGGGGGCCAAGATCACCGGCGTCTATGAGCAAAACGCCGAGTTTGTTGAGGATCCAGGCGAGGAGGACGACGGCGAAATCGACGAGGTCATCGAGTCGGGCTCGAGCAAGCTGCTCCCCTACGGCGTGACGTGGAAGCCCTACAACAACACGCACCCGTCGAGCAACTTCGCGCCATTCACCAAGTCGGGCCTACGCGGCGTGTCTGCGGGCTGGGGGCCTAGTTACAACAAGCTCGCCCAGGACCTCGAGGGCGTGAACTTCTCCTCGCTGCGGTCCGGCGAGCTCGATGAGCGTGATTTCTACAAAGACACGCAGCAATTCGTGATTACCGAGCTGCATAAGCGCGTCGGCAAGGTCTGGCTCGAAATGGCCCTGCTCAAGGGCGCGCTACGGCTGCCGCCCCGTGAGTTCCATCTCTATCGCGAGATCGATTGGGCGCCTCGAGGCTGGGACTGGGTCGACCCGAGCAAGGACTCGAAAGCGGCTACCGAGTCCATCGGCAACCGCACGCGAACCCGGGGCTGGTACATCCGCGCCCAGGGCCTCGACCCCGACGAGGTATTCGTCGAAATGGCCGAGGAGGAGGCTCGCCTACGCGAGCTCGGCCTCCCGTTCCAAACGCCAGCCACTGGCACCGCCAAAACGGAAATCCCTGATGACGAAAAAGAAGACGGAGACGACTGACCCGTCGATTTTGCTGCGCGAGCTCGGTGGCAAGCCCCTGCACCGCTCCATGGCGGTCGACCATTCGACCCTGGATGTCGATGCCCGAACTGTAGAGGTCGCGGTCTCGAGTGAGTACCCGGTCCGCCGTTGGTTCGGCATGGAGATCCTCGACCACTCGCCCGAGTCGGTCAGCCTGGCCCGGATGAATGCCGGCGCGCCGCTGCTCGACATGCACGACCGTTGGACGCAAATCGGCGTGGTCGAGGAGGCCTGGCTCGACGATGACCGCAAGTTGCGGGCTCGGGTGCGCTTCTCGAAAAACCCGCATGCCGAGGAGGTCTGGCAGGACGTTGTCGACAAGATCCGACAAAACATCTCGGTCGGCTACGACCCGCAAGAGATGGCCCTCGATCGCACCGAGGGCGACCTCAAGTTTTACCGCGTTACCCGCTGGGAGCCCTACGAGGTTTCCAGCGTATCCATTCCGGCCGACCCGACTGTCGGGGTAGACCGCGCGCTCCCTGAGCCTGAGCAAGTGACCCAACCCGTTCAAGGAAATGAAATGTCCAAAGAAAACACCAACGGTAGCCCCGACGCCGCATCGATCGAGGCCGCCGCGAATCAGCGTTCCGCTGACATTTTCGCGCTGTGCCAGCGCCATAACGCGATGGACATGATCGGCGAGGCGCTCTCGGGCGGCCTGAGCGTCGATCAGGTTCGCGCCAAGATCCTCGACAAGATTCACCCGACTCCGACCTCCCAAGCCCCGGACACCTCGGGCCGTAACGGCGAGCTGCCGAGCTTCCGCGAGAAAATCGACGTTACTGCTCGAGGCCTGGGCCTGAACGACAAGGAGCGCCGTGGTTACTCGCTGTTGCGCGCCCTGAACGCCTCGGCCAGTGGCGAATGGAAGGAAGCGGGCCTCGAGCGCGAGGTTTCCATCGCCATCGCCGACGCCATGGGCAAGGAGGCGCGCGGCATTTACGTCCCGCATGACCTGCTGGCCGAGCGTGTGGGCATGACCACGGGCGCCGGTGCCGGTGGCGAGCTGGTCTCGAACGACCTGCGCGTCGATCAGTTTATCGACATGGTCCGTAACAAGGCGGTGATGGGCCTGCTCGGCGCTCGCGTCCTGGGCGGCCTGCAGGGCGACGTCTCGATCCCGAAAAAGGTGGCGGGTGCCAACTTCTACTGGATCCCCGAGAACGGCTCGGTTCCCCTGTCCAAGATGGACTTGACGAACCTGCCGCTCAAGCCGAAGACCATCGCCGGTGCGATCCCGGTCTCTCGCAAGCTGCGCCTGCAGTCCTCGATGAGCGTCGAGGCTCTCATCATCTCCGACCTCATCAATGGCCTGGCTGTCGCCCTCGACCGCGCGATGCTGTTCGGTACCGGCCAGGATTCGCAGCCGCTGGGCCTGTTCAATCAAACCGGCGTGCCGGGTCTGGAGTACGCGGCGAGCGGGATCCTGTTCGACGACCTGGTCGACATGGAAACCAAAATCGCGACCTTCAACGGCGACGTTGGTGCGTTGAAGTACCTGACCAGCGTGACCCAGCGCGGCGACGCCAAGAAGCGCAAGGAAGACCCGAGCGGTGCTGACAGCACCAAGATCTGGCGTAACAACGAGGTCAACGGCTACGCCGCCATGGCTACCAATCAGGTGCAGGGCGATCCGTGGGCGTTCGGCGACTGGTCGCAGGCCATCGTGGCCATGTGGGGCGCGCTGGATCTCAAGCCGGACCCATACGCGCAGGCTGACAGCGACGGCCTGGTCGTTCGCGTCTTCCAAGACGCCGACGCGGGTTATCGCAACCTGTCGAGCTTCTGCCTGGCCAAGAAAAAGGCGGCCTAAGGCAGTCCTGGGGGCTCCGGCCCCCGTTCCCCAGTTCAACCGGAGATCCGGCGATGAATGAAGTGACCATGGCCCTCGGCTATGTGATGTGCGTGCTGCACCAGTTCTGGCAGCAAGGCGTGGAACGGCCGGTCGCGGTCGGCACGCTGATCGAGGTGAGCCGTTCCGAGCGAAACAATTTGGTCGCTGGCCAGGTGGCCCGCGATGCAACCGACGCGGAAATCGCGCACTACCGGGGCTTTCCGCCCCCCAGTGATGAGGAGCCTCTCGATGCAAACGAAGCCCTTGCCGCGCTGGGTGCGGCGCAAGCCCAACTCGCCACGGTGGCAGAAGCCGCGCAAGCCCTCGAGGCGCAAGTCGCGGATCTGCACAAGGTCAATGCAGAGCTGACCAAAGATCGCGACGAGCTGCTCCTCGAGGTCGATGACCTCAAGACGGCCAACGCTGCGACCAAAAAGGCGCTCGAGGCCGCGACCAAAAAGGCGGCCGCTAAGGGCGCGGCATGATCGGTGAGGACGACCTAGCGTCGTTCTTTGACCCCGACGAGTTCGGCTGCACTGCGCGGCTGATCGAGCCCGATCGGGAGCCCCGGGATGTCGACGGCATGATCGGCGCGCCGGCTACCAGCGGCGGCATGTATCGCGCCGGCCGCGACCCAAACGCCGCGACGCTCCGCACCAAGGGGCAGCAGCTGCATTTGCAAATCCCTGCCCGGGAGCTGCCGGAGGCTTGGAGTAAGGCAAAGGTCCTGCTCGA